TTTAATATAAATTTTTAAATCAATTTAAATTAAAATCTTTGTAATTTCTCTAAATCCTCTAACTATTAAGAACTTGTTGATAATAAACATCTGAAAAAGTATCATTAATCCATAAAACTACATTGGGGTCATGATTATCATAATAAACTATAGGATTATATATTAAATTGGCTAAAGCATAATCATCAAGTAATAAGAATATTAATTTTAGTTCTTTTACACTAAAAATATTTAATAATTGTTCTAATTCTTTAGATTCTTTAATTTTGTCACCATATTCGTGCTCAAGGTTTGAATAATAAATTATACGTTTAGGAATAGTATCATGAACTAATCTTTGATTTAAATATAATTTTTCAGTATTAATATAATTATCTCTATTATCTATATTTTTTGTTACATATTTGTTAAATGTATTAAATAAAGGCAAAAATACTTTTTCTTTTTCTAACTTAAATCTTTTATAATTTTTTGTAGATTTTATATCAGGTTCGTGAACAGGACTATTTATAACAGCATATATTTTGTACATTACACTAATAAATCTATAAAATCTAAATCCTATAGCTTCTTTTATTAAATTTATAAATATTGGTTTGTTATATTTATAGGTTAAATCTTCTTTATTTGAACTTTTTAAAAATTTTCCAATAGTATCTTGTATTTCAAGAGGTAAATCCTTGAATAATTTTATTTTTTCATTAAATTTATTACTTAGTCTTTTTCTAGTAGCTCTTTGTATTGTTAATACTGCACTACGTCTTCTTGATTTTGAACGAGTTATTGATGGTGAACGAGTTATTGATTTTGAACGAGTTATTGATGGTGAACGAGTTATTGATGGTGAACGAGTTATTGATGGTGAACGAGTTTTTAAAGCTCCTCCTTTATGTTTTTTTCTTTTTTTAGTTTTTAACATAAATATATATATATATTTAATATTATTTTATAAATATTTATATAAAATAATATGATTAATAATTTGGATCAAAATATTATTAATATAAATAATTTAATAGATAACTATTTAGATAATATTCTATTTCTAGAGTATAATTATGATGATGTTAAAGGTGAATTGACTATTTTAAAAAATAACATTAATACTTTATTAGATAATATAAAATTAAAAGGAAATATTTCTAAAATTATCAGTGATTTTTCTAATAATACTGTTTAAATAAAATTTTTTCTTATCTAATTTCATTTATATAAAATCTCTGTATATTTAATAATATATGAATATTATAAATGAAATTAGATAAGAAAAAATTTATTCAAATATTATTAAATTTAAAATCATATAGTGAATCAAAAAAGAGAGAATGGTTAACTATGTATAAGGGAAAAACTTGTGCTTATTGGAATGGAATAATTTGGAAAGAGATAATAAATGATAAAAATATAAAAGGACAAGCTATCGATAAATATGAATTTTTTAATTATATAAAAGGTATATGTAATAATCAAATTACATGTAATATTTTATTTGATAGAATAAATAATAAAAGTAAATGTATTAATTTATACGAATTTGAATCTTTTTTAGAGTTAATTGAAGAAAATGATTATTGTGATATTATTAATTGTTTAAAAGAAGACAAAAATAATTATTATAATACCATATTAAATGGAATCGTTTCTCCAGACGATAATAGAGACATTATAATAGATAATATGATATTTCAAGATGATTATTATAAATTACCTAAAATTTTAGATTATAGAAAAGATTTACTACCTGTTAGAGATCAAAAAAATCAAGGGTCATGTTTTGCTATGGCAGCAGCATGTATGAAAGAATGGCAAGAAAAACAAGATTATGAATTAAATGAATATTTATCGCCACAATTTTTATATAATCAAAGAGATAATTTATATGATGATATTAAAAATAATGATGAAGGTATGTATGCTAGAAATGTTATGAAATTATTAAATAAAATAGGAATATGTTATGAAAAAAACTATCGATATGGTATAATTGAAAATAAAAAATATATTGATATAAATCTTTATAAACAAGCTAAAGAACATATTATTAAAGGTTATGCACAAGTATTATCTAAAGATGCATTAAAATATTCTTTAAAAATTAATGGTCCATGTCTTGTAGTTTTCCCGGTTTATAACTTTTTTGATCAATTTTGGAAAAAAAATGAAGGAGATACTTTCTTAGGTGGACATGCAATGGTTATTGTTGGATATACAGAAAATTATTTTATTATTAGAAATAGTTGGGGAAATGGATGGTGTGATAATGGTTATTGTTATTATTTTTATGAAGATTGGGGATGTCATTGGGAAATATGGACTACATTAGATAATTTAGGTAGTAAATTATTGAAACCTATAATTGAATCTAAATCTGAATTTGAATTAGATGAAAAATCTCAATCAGAACCAAAACAAGAAGTAGAACCACCCCCTGAAGCACCACCACTGCCAAAACCAAAGCCAGAACCTAAGAAAGAAAATTTATCTTATTTTGAAAAAATAATTAGAGATATAAAAAATTTTTTATTTGGTTAAATATTTAATATTTTACAATAATTATTAATAATGTATTTTCTTTTTATTAAAGGAGTATTTTTAATAGATAATTCTATAAGTTTAGCAAAATCAGTTTTTAAAATAGAATCTAAATGCATGTTATTTATTTTTTCGTAGTTATTTAATAGGTATAAAGCTATTTTATAATTGTGATTAAAATTATATTCTGAATTTTCTGAAATTATAGAATTTTTGTATATTAATCCTGAACAATATTTTTTCATAGGTTCTAATCCGTCTGATACTATTGTATAATTTTTCATAGTTATTTAAATAAACTATTTAATAATTAAATTGATGTATTTAAATACTATTTAATATTTACATGTATAAAATAAATATTAAATGAATTACTTAAATAATAATACAAATCATAATAATTATTCATATTTTACTTATATGTCTTTATTTACTTTATATTCTTTTTTCGGATTTCATTTATTATTGTTAATTTGTAGTTTTTGTTATAAATGTTATAATTGTTGTAATGTACAATATTATAATTTAGACGAAAATTCAGAACATAATGAAAATTCAGAATATTATAATGAAAGTGAAAATGAATCTAACAGTAATAGTAGTAATAGTAGTATTAACAGTAGTACTGTTATTAGAATAAATTCAAATAAAACTATTGATAATGAATATTTAAATGAAAATCAAGATGAAGAACCACCATCATATAGTGAATTATTTAATAAATAATTAAAATAACAGTTAATATTCCCTGTAATCCTGAAAAGATTTTACATATATCACTTACTGGATATATATCTCCATATCCTAAAAGACATCCAGTTATTATAGCAAAATATAATCTATTAAAATATTTTTTAATTAATGATGGGTCTACTTTTTCAGGTTCTAATTCATTATTTTCTACATCTTCTTCAATTTCTTTTGCTGCTTCGTGTATAACTTCTTCTTTAACAATTGGGTTATAATATCTATCAAAATTTTCTTTTATTTCTTGTTTAGCTTTTTTTTTTATAACTTCTTCTTTTACTATTTCTTTAAATTTATTAACACCTGAAAAATGAGAATCATCTAATAACATATACAATAATGAAAAAAAGAACATTAAGAATAATAGTACAAATATTTTATTATTTTTAAATTTTATTAAACTATTTATATTTTTTTTTATATTATTTATAATATTACTCATAATATCATATAAAAATATTTTATTTTTAAGAAATTTTATATATTTTTTGTAAAATATATAAAAATAATAAAGATTTAATTAATCTATCTAATTCGAGTAAGCTAAACCACCCATACCACTCATGATACGTAGAACATTGTAGTTGACAGCGTAAACACGGACTTTAGCAGTGCTGACACCTTGAACAGTGGCATTCGATAAGACTAATTGTAAAGTGGCATTATCAATACGCGAGAAATTGCATGTGCCACTGGGTTGATGTTCTTCGGGGCGTAGAGCGAACGAGTAAACATTGATACCCGAATCAGGGTTACGGGTGTGGTGTTGGAAAGGTTGAACTAAATCGAAGTATGTACCTTCACGTTCCGAGAAACGATCTTGTCCATTTAATTGTAATTTAGCAACAACAACGGGATTTTCACCCCAGCAGTGCATGTCTAAAGCAGTTTCAGCTAAAACAAATGTTCCAGCATCAGATACACCTGATTCTACAGTGGTGGATTCAAAACCAGTGTGGGCACTTCCAGTTCCACCTACATCATTAGCAAAAGGATCTTGGAAAAATCCGGATGAGTTAATGACACCGGTTGTTCCAGATGTTTGGGTTGGGCCACCGAAAGCATGAACGGCATTGGGTAGAGCATCATAAGCATCAGTGTAATTGAAAGGCTGGGCACCTAATAAAGAATTTAATGCTTGTCCAGTTTGTAGAGAAGCACAGTAGTCGACATTAGCATCAGGTTGAACAACCCAGATTAATTCTTTGCAAGGATGATTTAAATTTAATTTGATTTTGTTTGACGATGAACCAACCGATTCATCACCAGTGAATTGTAGCTGTTCAATTAGATATTCGTGGGGATTTTGGGCCATGCGTCTGCGTTCATCAGTATCTAAGAAAATGTAGTCAACGAATAGCGAAGCAGCAGCTAAAGATTGTTTGTAAGCGTCGTTGATTTTTGAACCTTGGCCATCCATGGACGACATTGCCCATAAGCACTCTTCAATATTGCGAATATCAATGTTAATTTTAACTTCGTGGTATTGTAAAGCAATTAAAGGTAAAGCTAGACCAGGATTACGGCAGAACCAGAATTGTAGAGGAACGTATAAGGTGGTTTCGGGTAGAGCTTTTCTTGGTGCACATACTTGACGAACACTATCAACACTGCAAGGTCCATCAACCGCAGCGAATTCAGGGTCACAGACATATGTTAATTGAGTAGTGTTACCAACCATTTTGTAGTAACCACGTTCTTGTTCTTTCGATAGAGTTAATTGGCACCAGATGTGCATCCAGTCACCATATTGACGGTCAATTCTTTGGCCACCAATTTCAACTTCTACTTGCGATATTAATTGTTCACCAGGGAAGTCTAACCATCTAGCATATACAGGTCCATCACTTCCTGAAGCTAATTCTTGGCCAATTTCAGGTAGTGTGACTTGTAAATATGTGCGGTAAGCTAAATCACCATTACGTGATATGGTGCAAGTAACTCTACGTCCGAAATCAGCTTGACCATTGAATGTTTGTTCAATTGATTCCATAGCGAAGTTAGTGTGACGACGGTATGTAACTTTCCAGAATGTGATTTGGGGATTACCAGTTAAATATACATCTTGGGCGCCATAGGCAACTAATTGCATAAGTCCACCAGCCATATTTTATTTATAATATTGCTAAAGAAAAAAAATTTATAAATTAATCAAAATTAATAATTTAATTAATAATTTAATTAATAATAATATAAATTTTAAATAATAAATAATAATTATATATTTATTCTAATATGGATAGTAAAATATTAAATAAAAATATAACTTTAGATATTAAACATCGTGAAAAAGTTAATGAATTTAATAATAATAATAATAATATTATTCCTAAATTAACTGAAGAATTAAATATTTTAATTTTAAATTCAAAAAAATTTAAAAAAAACACAGATGAATATGATATAAATAATAATAATATTATTTCTATAAAAAATAAAATTTATAATTTAAATAAAGAAGAAAAAAATTATTATTTAAATAATTCTAAATATATTTTTATGTATTTTGAAGATAAAAAAAATATTAACAATAATATTATTAATAATAATAATAATAATAATAATAATAATAATAATAATAATAATGAACTTAAATCTAGTCAATTTAATAATAATAATAAATTAACTAATAAAAAAATTAATGCTTTTTTTTGTTTAAATAATGAAAATAATGAAAATAATGAAAATAATGAAAATAATGAAAATAATAAAAATAATGAAAATAATGAATTAAAATTATTTAAAAATTTAGATTCAAATATTGATAAATATTTTTACAATATTAATAATGTATATATTGATTATGATAATTTTTGTTATAAATCTGATATATGTAAAGAATGTAATAACGGCGAATATATTTATATAGAATGTGATGGTGTATGTATTTGTAATAATTGTGCATCAACAGTTAAATATTTTATAGAAAATGATAAACCCTCATATAAGGAACCACCAAAAGAAGTATGTTTTTATGCATATAAGAGAATTAATCATTTAAGAGAAATTTTAGCACAATTTCAAGCAAAAGAAAGTACACA